CGACCCGCTGGACGTGGCGCGGGCCAAGAAGAACGAAGTCCTGATCTCGGCGCAGATGAAAGACTGCGACTCGGTCGTCAAGGCCTGCGACTTCTTCCTCGGCGCTGACATCTGCGGCACGGGTATCGCCCGCATCGGCTGGAAACAGTTGCGGCGTATGAATCGCTACCGGACGCTCGAGTCGGTGGCCCCGGGTCTCCAGATACCGATGATGCACGAGGACATGGCGACCCTGTTCGATGGCCCGGACTGGGAGGTTGTCGACCGGTTGGACTTCTGGCAGCCGCAGGGCAAGACCCGCATTCCCGACATGCCGTGGGTCATCCATCGCTACTACATCGACATGGACGACCTCTACGACGACGCCAACTCGGACATGCCCTACTTCGATCCCGGGGCCATCGCCCAACTGGGTCGGTACCCATTGCAGGGGCAGGCGGCGACGGAGTTCTCGGTCCGCCGGGTGAGCTACCGGAATGAGTACGACTACCAGGCTCGTCAATCAGAGCGCTTCGCCAAGCCTGTGGAAGTCTGGGAGATGCACGGCCTTGTGCCCAGAGAGTTCGTGCCTGAGGACGGGGTGAGGCATCGGTGTATCGCCATCGGCAACGGCAGAGTCGTGATGAAGAACCGAGAGTCTGCCCTGGGGAACCAGCAGTTGCCGTTCGTCTCCTTCGCTCCGATGCCCGACCCCTATAGCTTCGACGGGGTGGCGAAGACGGAAGTCGCCTTCGGTCCCCAGCAGACGGCCAACCGCTTGGCGAACCAGAAGTTGGACGCGCTGGACATCCTCATAGACCCGATGTATGTGGCCAACTCCCAGGCGAACTTGAACACCCAGCACCTGTTCACCCGGTCTGGCCGGATCCTCTTGGTCGACGGCCCCGCGGATGACACGAGCATCCGGCCACTGACCCCAGATATGCGAGGACTTCAGGCGGCCTACACGGAGATCGGGCAGTTGTTCCAGATGATGCAGTTGGGGACTGGCGAGACCGAGACTCTGCTCGGGGGGCCTGCGGGGTCCTCTCGGGAGACTGCGCGAGGGTTCTTGGGCCGTCAGGAGAACGCCCTGACCCGTCTGGCGATGGAGTCCAGACTGGCCGAGGAGGGGTTCATCGAGCCCTTGGCCAACGCCTTCAGGCGTATGGACCAGTTGTGGCTCACCCTGCCTCACGAGGTCCGCATCTTGGGGAGTCTGGCTACGGTCAACCCCACGACCGGGTTGCCCTACGAGCAGCAGACGGCGACCATCGACTACGAGGACCTAGCCCCGGACTACAGGGCTCGAGCCGTGGGGGCGAGCCAGATGATGGGGAGGTCGGTGCGGCAGCAGAATCTTGTGGCCCTGTTGCAGATGATGTCGGCCAATCCGGTGATGCTGCAGATCGTCAACTGGGCGAACTTCGCAAGGCAGGCGTTCGAACTCTTCGACTTCCGGAACGTGAACGAGTTGCTGGTCTCCAAGGTACCTGCAGTCAACCAGTTGGCACAGGAGAACGGTGTTTCACCAGGGGCAGTGGCGGGGGCTGTGAGCCAGCCCTTGGACCAGCTCTCCCCCGACATTCTGGGGGCATTCATGCAGACGGGTGCTTCAGCCCCGCTACCTAGTGCTTCATGACTGAATGTTGACAGAGGATGAGGTGCAGAAGGTTCGTCTTGTCATGGCGAGCCTCGGATGGAATGATGTGATTCGTCCGGCCATCGAGAACCGGGGCCGGCAGGCGGTGAAAGCCCTTGTGCTATCGCGCTCCGAACGGGCGAACCAGTTCAAGGGCACAGACTTCGACACTGACGACGATGTTCTCCGCGCCCTCATCCGGGACTGCACGTGGATGGTGGCGGTATGGACGAACGAGTTGGCGGCGGCGGAGCACAACAGACGGCTTGACGAACTCGACCGTCAGAACATGGACGCAGGCACCCGATAGCGCGAACCGCTATCCGGAAAGGGACCCAGACGATGGCAGACGAAGCCCAGAACCAGCCTCAGGCGCAGCCTCTGAACCCCGACCTTGCGGGCTATCCCGATACCAACTCACTGGTGCAGGGCTACCGCAACTCGAGCGAAGAGGGCAAGCGTCAGCGCGAGCGTGCGGACAAGGCGGAAGCCCTGCTGGCCCAGGTCATGGCCCAGCAGTTGAACGGGGCGAACCCCCGGCAGTCCGTTCCCAATCGTGCCACGGCAGCCGACCGGCTGATCGAGTTCGGCATCCCCGTGGACGCGATGCGAGAGGTCGTTGGCGAGCAGATCGCGGAAGCCTTCCGCCCCATCGCCAGTGGTATCAGGGCTCGGCAGCAGATCGTCGGCGCTCATCCTGATTACGTCCAGTATGAAACTGACGTGGCGTCATTCCTTGAGAGCGATCCGGAACTGAAAGCGGATTACGACCGCATGTTCGAAGCCAGTCCGGTGCGCGCGATGGAGTACGCCTTCCTTAAGTTCGGGGACTCGCGTCGTTCGACCGTGGGGCAGGCTCAGGCCAACCCTCAGGGACGTGCGGACGCGGGCATCCCAACGAGCCGTGCCGGCGAAGGGCGACGGGTCCCGCCAGCGGATGCCCAGGTTCAGGAAGCGTTCGAGCGCTACCAGAAATCTGGCTCCTCGCGTGACGCCCAAGCCTATGCCCGCGCACGTCTTCATGGTGTCATCTCGGATCAGTTCCTGAGCCAATAGGGACTGACCTAGGAGGCATACGGACATGCCGGGTACAAACGTACTCCCGACCAATCCCTATACCACCTTCGATGCGGGCTTCTTCCCGAGCAGCACGGGGGTGCATCACGAGGACCTGGTCGATGTCGTGACCATCCTCGATTCATTCCAGACGCCGATGTTCTCATCGGCTCCGAAGATCCGCGCCAAGGACGTGGTCCATTCGTGGACCGTGGATACCTTGGCAGCGACCGCAACGGCGGGTGTCCCCGAAGGTCTCGACTTCTCGGGTGATGCCCTGACGGGACCGGCCCGTCTCATCAACGGCACGCAGATCTTCCGGCGTGACGTGCTGGTGTCCGACCGCGAACGCGATGCGAACCCGGCCGGCATCCGCGACATGTACGAGCATCAGGTGATGAAGGAGTTCAAGGTCATTGCCCGCAACTGCGAGGCTCGTATCTGGGCGTCGGCGACATCCGTGTACATCACGGGTGCCGAGTCCTCGGCGGCGACCAACGCTCCGCAGATGCAGCCGGTGCGTGCGTTCGCCATCATCACCGGTGTCTCGGCCTCGGGTGGCGTGACGACGGCGGACATCGTGGGCCTGTCTCAGTCGCTGTTCGAGGCTGGGGCGGAGCCGGATTCCATCTGGTTCGCACCGGCTTCGAAGCGGCAGTTCGTCAACGCGACTGTCAGCTCGGGTTCGGGCAACGTCCGCAACATCGCGGCGACGGACCAGCGGCTGGTGGCGAACATCGACGTGTTCGAGACGCCGTTCAACCAGCTCTATGCGGTCATCACTGACCGTTTCATCCCTATCAGCACGGCGAGCAACGTGGGTGCCTACTACATCGGGGACCGGAGCATGGCGAAGGTCGCGTTCTTCCGTCCTCCGCAGCACAAGCCCATGGGCAAGTCGGGCGACCACACGAGGGGAATTGTGCTCTTCGAGGCGACTTTGCAATTGGATCATCCGAGTGCCTGGGGTGCGTACACGGGTGTGACGAACGGCTAGTAATCCCCCGACTTCGCGTCTCGCCGGTGCTGGGACGGGCCGGCGAGCGCGAGGTCAGGAAAGGATGTGGAACATGGCAGGCAATCAGTCGAGAGGTCTCATCATGGCCTCGAAGACGAAGGGCTGGGACCCGACGAAGATCCCGGCACGTGACGGACAGCCCGAGGTGGACATCACCAAGTTCGATGTCGACCAGGGGAACCTTCCCGGCTATCCGGTCGGTCGTCTTCCCGGTGGGCCGGTGGATTCGTGGCCGGACGGAGGTGACGGTGCGGCGAGCATCGCGTTCAGTGAGACGCCGACGTTCGCTTCGACCGACCCGAACAAGGAGAACAAGGCGCGCAGAACGACGGGAGCGGACCCTTATGCGGGGATGCCCCCGAGTACGAGGTGACGATGCCTACCACCGTTTTCCAAGGCAGTGAGCAGACCGAGAAGTACACGCCTGAACAGATCATCGCCAAGGGTGAGGGGACGGTGTTCAGGGGTGCGCCCAACGATGGCGTCATTGCTGGTCCGCTCGATTCTCCGCAGCTCAAGGAAGCGCTCAACCCGTAGGAGGCTTGCGATGGGAGTGGTCATGAAGGGCGGGACCTCTGGTTGCCGCCATGACTATCTGGCTCAGGTGCCGAGTTCGGGCTCGAGCCAGCCGGTGTTGAACACCGCAGGGAACGAGACCCAGCCGGGCGTCTACACCAAGGCCGACGACTACGACAAGTCTCACTTCGAGCATGGGACATACTCGGTCCCGACTTCGGGTGGGATTCCGGAGGGCTCGAGCGATGTTCAGGAGCAGGGTCTGCCGTCTTCTTCGGTGACGGCCACGGACTCCAGCATCTTCCGTGGCGCTCCGGATTCGGGAACGAAGGGCGGCCCGGCAGTCCCCGGTCATGACTGAGTTCTTCTACTGCGAGTCGGAGCGGACCACGACGCAGATGGACATGGCGTTGGACCCCGACATGCTGGTGAAGGGTCGTCCCGACTACTACGGTCCGAAGCTCGATGCCATCGCTGATCTTCGCAAGCTGGATGACGGCACGCTGCACAAGGGGAGCGGGTTCCGGCGTGTGGCGAGTTTCATCAACATCCCGCTCTTCAACAACGCCATCCGTGTCTTGGACCCGGACTTCATGAAGGACAAGAAGAAGTTCTACGAGTTCCTGGACCGGAACCTGGAGTACTGCACCTACGACCGCAGGAACCGAGGTGCTATGACTGCCGCGGACCGGGCCAAGCTGCCGCTCTCCGTGCTCGGGATCGACTACCCAGGGGGACCTAAGACAGTGGAGGATTTCGAAGTGGTGGAAGTGACCCCGGAGACGACCGCGGAGGCGACTGCGTGAAGCCGCTCCAGATCTACACCGTCATCCCCCACAATGCTTCTGCCAGCCTCTACTACCGGATGAGGCTGCCCATCGACACCGCGGCAGCACTGGGCTTGAACATCCGCGCCAACATCGACACCTACAACGCCTCGGTGCCCGCTGAGACCCGGGTCACGGCCTACTGCGAGTCGGACCTGGTGATGCTCTATCAGCCGGTGGGCGAAGTCGCCTTGAACAATGCGCGCGGGGTGCAGACGTTCCTGCCAGCCAAACGGGACGGGGACTGGAAGTGGGCCCCGTCCATCATCGTCGACACGGACGACAACCTGTTCAATGTCTCCCCCTTGAACCAGGCGTTCAAGAGCCTCGGCTTCCGGGACATGAGCGGCAACCTGCTGCCCATCGGCCACACCATCGGTATCGTTCAGGATGGCCAGAAGAAGGTGCTGTGGAAGGACGGGGAGAACGGCTTCTCCTTGGTCCGGAACCGGCAGTTGCAGGCGAGCTACAAGAAGATCCTGCAGGTCGCAGACCTGATCCAGTGCTCGACTCCTGAGGTGGAATCCGCCGTCAGGAAGGAACTCACGCCCCGTAGGTCTCGGGTGTTCCCGAACATGGTGCGGTTCGACCACTACCCGCAGGTGTCGCTGGAGAAGGAGCCGGGCAAGGTGAAGATCCTGTGGCAAGGCGGGGCCTCTCACTACGAGGACTGGTTCCCGTTGAAAGACGCTATCGGGCGTCTGACCAAGAAGTACCCGCAGATCCACTGGATGATCTGGGGCACCCAGTACCCGTGGGTGAACGAACTCATTCCCGCTCATCGCTACACGTTCCACGACTGGTGTGACTACCCGGAGTACAAGGTGCGGCTGGCGATCATGGGCCACGACATCTCCATCGCGCCTCTGACGGACAACGTCTTCAACCGCTGCCGCTCGGGGATCAAGTGGTACGAGGCGTCGGTGCTTAAGAACCCGGCGGCGACGCTGGCGCAGAACACGGGGCCTTACAAGGCGGAGATCCAGGACGAGCAGACCGCGCTCCTGTTCAACAACACGGCGGAGTTCGAAGAGAAGCTGTCGCGGCTGATCGAGGACGTGCCGCTGCGGAAGACTCTGGCTTCGAACGCCAAGCAGTGGCTCTCCGAGAACCGGGACGCGATGAAGCTCACGCCGGGAATCGTCCAAGCGTGGGAGCAGTTGCGTGAGGACAGGAAGCGTGAGCAGCCGCCGATGAGTGAGGCGGAGTGGACGGAGATCGAGGCTTTGGACCGCGCGGAGCAGGAAGCCGAGATGGGAGCCACGGATGACGCTGTTCCAGCCCTCGCTGAAAGCGGTTAGCGCCGCTTGCGCGGAGATCGCAGACTCCGTCGGTGCATCCGCCGACACGGAGATGCTGAATCGCGCCGGCAACTCGCTCAATGCTGCCCTGCAGCACTTCAACAACCGCGCGAACTGGAACTTCACGCTCGCCGAACAGGCCCCGATCCGCGTCATCGCGCCGTTCACCGTGACGGGTATCACCGCTTCCGGGGGCGTGGCATCGGCGGCCTGCCCCACAGGCCACGGCATCGTCGTCGATGACTTCGTCGTCGGCAGCGGCTTCAGTGTCGGGACGAGGGTTTCAGCGACAGCAGCAAGTGGGTTCGGCATCTACGGGCTCATCACGGGGTTCACGGGCACGGCCACGGCATCGGCCGGGTTCACCCGGGACATGTACCCGCTGGCCTCGGACTTCCGCGCTCCCTACAACTTCAGGCTCTTGGGGTCGCAGCGGTATCTGATCCCGGTCGGCAGAAGGCTCTACGACCGGTCGATCTCCAGCGAGCAGGACAACTCGAGCGTCTATTACTACGACGTCTTCATGTTCGGCTCGAGGGGGAAAGTCAGACTCCTGCCATCCCCTTCGGGGGCCGACGTTCTGCAGGTGCGCTACTACCGTCGCATGGCGATGATGGATGCTGCTTCTGGGACGGGAGACCCGACTCCGCTCGACATCCCGCAGGATTTCGAGCTCTACCTGATGTCGTGGGCCAAGTGGCACTTCCTGACGGACAAGGCGGATGTACCGGAGAAGCGCTCCCAGACATGGCTGGCGCTGGCCGAAGAAGGCTTGAAGACGATGATCCAGAGCCAGACTCGGCAGCCGGACGAGGACCTGCGCTTGATTCCCGGCCAGTTCTCGGGGCTTGGGAACTACGGCGACAACACGGTCGGGTACACGGGCTGGGATTACTAGCCATGGGCCGGATGCGAGAGCCTCTGACCGGTGGGTTGGTCACAGACCGAGACCCCGTCTTGCTTGCACCGGGGCAGCTCCAGGGGATGCGGAACCTGGTCTACCGGAACGGCGCTGCGGCTCTTTGCCACGCCAAGGGTCGCATCCAGTTCGGGGTGGTGACGGCCAGCGCTACAGCAGTCGCAGGTCTTAGGGACATCCACTTCGACAATGGCGACTTCTATCTCGTGGGCATGGCGGGGACCAAGTACCGCTACGCTTCTCTCGCCACGGCTTCTGCTGGGACGTTCGCTGATCTTGCGACCATCGCCTCGGGAACGAGTCTCGAAGTGGTGCAGTACCGTAACCGCTTCTTCTTGATGAACGGGGCATCGGCTGACACCTCGGCCATCGGCACTAACCTGGTGGCTTACCTGTCGGCCACGAGTGCGGGCTCGGCGCTCACGACCCGGAGCCATGGACTCTTGCCCGTGGAAGCAGCTCCCAACGTCACCACGGCAGCGGGGGCGTTCTCGCAGACGGTGACCGGGTACTACGAGTACTGGACCACCGAGGTCGCCAAGTTCAAGCAGGACGATGCCGAGGTGATCCTTGAATCCGCCTATTCCTCGGACAACGGCGTCAGCACCGTGTTTGTTACTTCCACGGGGCAGCAGCCGCTCATCCAGCAACCAACGCTTCGGAATGCGTTGACGACGCACTGGCGCACCTACCGCAGTCCCAAGAAGGACCTCCTGACGGACAAGAAGTTCCCGGTGGGCTTCATGATCGCGGAGTTGTCCACCGGGGCCTCGTCCCATGCTGACACGACCGCGGTGGCTTCAGCCTCCAGCTTCCCGGCGTCGTTCAATGCGTCGGGCTTCTACTTCGGGTTCGCCAGTGCTTCGAGCATGGCTTCGGACAACGCTGTCTATGCTTCGGGAGCGGTGGGCGCATCCGTCATCGCGGTGCAGCAGTCTGCGTACAACTTCACGCTCGGCTCCTTCAGGGGGCAGGTGAAGGGCGTCAAGGTCGATGTCGAAGGTTACGTGTCGTCAGGCTCGGCTCCGGCCTCGGTGACGGTGACCATCGGTAGGCGCAATCCGACCAATGGGCACTTCCTGATGAAGAACACGGCCAAGTTCGGCAGCCGGCCCCATTACGTGGACATCGCTGCTTCCAAGGCCGGACTCATCACCAGCACCAACGCCGGAGCCCCGACTCTCTTGTCGCTGGGTGGTTCGGATGACCGCTGGTTCCCGACCAACGAGTTCAGCCTCTCGGACACCGACTTCGATACCAGTTTCATGGTCGTTCTCACTGTCAGTCAGGCGAACACGACCATCGGCATCGACTACGTCAAGGTCACGGTCTACTACGGTGCGTCGATCGACTCGACCGTCCAGTTCCCCACGGTGGTCTACACGTTCGGCGACATCACGGCGCAGGTGGCGAAGAACTTCCCACCGCCATCCTCCAACACGGGAGACCTGTTCCAAGACCAGTTGGTGGTGAATGACGTCTCGAACCCGAGCGTGATCCGCTACTCGGCTCCGGGAGAGCCGGAGTACTTCCCGCCGACCTATTACGTCGACTTCGAGACCCGGGAGAACGACCAGGTCAAAGCCATCCGGGTCGTCAATAACCGACTCGTCGTGGGCTTGAACACCTCGCTTCATCGCGTGAACTACCTGCCTTCGGAGCGGGACTCGAGCTTCGACCGCGGCAAGGCGACGGAAGTCATCTCTAGGTTCTACGGCATCGTCAACGCCATGTGCTGTACGACCCTGACCATCGACGGAGAGTCGGAGCTCTTGGCCTTTGTCTCCAACAAGGGCATCCACACGACGGATGGATTCAACTTCATCAGCCGGAGCAAGAACCAGGACTGGCGGCTCTACCAGCCGTTGACCGCGACCAAGACTCCCATCGCGCTCCTGAACGATCCGGAGAAGCGGGAATTGTTGTTCTACTTCCGTGCTGACACGGGATACGGAAGCGAGACCTACCAGTGTCTTCATGCCAGTTACGCCCGTGAAGACATCGACCGCGAGGGCAACTTCAAGTTCTCGGGCCCGGTCAATCACAGGAACTTTACCAGCCCCAACTTCGCCAGCCTGGAATCCGCATGGGCGGTGGCGATGAACGATGGTAGCACCGCCATTTACACGGGATATGGGGGCAGCGCTGCAGGAACGACAGCCGCAGGGGCGGGCTCGGTCTACTTCGAGACCGGGCTGAACATCCCATCACAGAGTCAGGGACTTCGGTACCGGACGCGCAGGATATACGCGGCTGGTATCACCGGGGAGTGGACGCTCGATGATCTCTACGGCTACTGCGGTCAGAACGATGACAACAGCTCTCCTGATGCCACCATCAACTACTTCTTCATCGGCACGAAGACTAACGACACCGGTCCGGTCCAGTTCGGTGGCACCAAGAGCATCGCCCTTCAAGGGCAGCGGTTGCACAAGGTAAGCCCCAAGAAGGTGGTCGAGGGCTTGGAGGTGAGCGCCAACATCACTGCAACGGGGAACGACTTCCAGCAGGAGTTCATCATCCTGGGGTCACGCAACCTCGGTCCCGAGCAGGCGGGAACGTGAAGGATTTCAACGGGATACCGTTCGCCTCGTTGCCGGACCCCACGGCCCCGGACTTCTCCAACCGGCTCCGCAACATGTTTGGGATCATCGATGCATGGGCTCGGGATGTCTCACAGGGCATGTCGCGCATTACTTCGGGTCAGGTCCCCAACGGGTCATCGCAATCGGTCTTCGGCAACGCTCCGGTGAGGCCAGGCTCCAATGCTGCAGCGGTTCAGGCTGTGGAGCAGAGTGGGAACATCCAGGAGTGGCGCAGGTTCGGCGGGGACTTGGTGGGGTTCATCGACCAGAGCGGTATTTGGAACGTGTCGGTGCTGAAGATCGTCACCGTGAGCACGGGAGCCCTGCTGGCCCAAGTCGCAGCGACGTCAGGTGTCTATCTGGGCCACGGCCTCACGGTGTTCTCGGGGACCGGAGACCTGGGGCTGGGGTCGGTGGTCGCCAGCATCGACAACAACGGAGTGGCGTCATTCGCTGAACTGCAGCTGGCTGGCGGGACGATAGACATCGACTCCGACGGCTTCAGAGATTTGATTGCCATTAAGGACACTGCAACCGGGAACATCGGGTATCTTTCGTGGACCGGTATCGGTGTTGGGGACAACTTTGCGCTTCCGACAACCGGAACCGGCGGAACGCTCCTGAGTGCGGCGAGCACCGCGAATGTCACCAACAAGACGTTCCTGACGACCAACAACATCCGCTGCAACACTGGCACCGGCGTGACGTTCCAAGACAACTCATCGACCACGAAGCAGATGCGGTTCGACCTGTCGGGCATCACCGCTGGCCAGACCCGGGCGCAGAAGTTCCAAGACACCGCTGGTTCTGTGGTCTTGGTGGGCAACGCAGCTTCAGCATCGGGAGTCTTGGGCACCATCGCCCTGACCGCCCAGACCGGAAGTCTCGGTGCCCAGACCATGCTCACGGGCAATGCCTCGAGCGCGGGGCTCTACCGGTTGGCCTTCTACCTGAAGACCACGACGGCTGGCTCGGGAGGCGACGTGGTCAAGGCGACTCTGGCATGGAATGACGGGTCGGCGCAGTCGATGGACGTACCGATGATGAACGCCACCGCCATCGTCAACAACCTGGACTTGGGCACCCTGAATGCCTTCGTTCAGGGGTCGGTGGTGGTCAAGGCAGCCGCCAGCCAGAACATAACCTTTACAACTACGGTGACGAAGGCTGGGAGCCCTCAGTATTCGGTTGACTGCAGGATTGAGGCTTTGGGTTAGAGTAGCGGTCCAAGGAGGGGTCAGATGCCTTACATGACGCCAGGTCCGGCCATTCAGAGCGGCACGGCTACAGCTGGAGCAGCGGCGGCCCCCATGACCGGTGGCTTGAGCCTGCTCCTGCCGCTCCTCATGTCCTTCGCCCCCGGACTTCTGGGAAAGCTCTTCGGCGACCCGAACCTGCATCTGAGGAAGCAGATCGAGGCACTCCTGAGCCCCCAGAACATGTCCCGGTTGACGAACGCCAACTATCAGCAGTCCATCTCGAGCCCTGCCTACTCTCAGGCGCAGGGGAGCATCGCTCAGGGGGCGAACCAGGCGGCCAACACCGTCGCCCAGAACCTTGCCGCGAGGGGCTTGGGGACCTCGGGGACGGGGGCGGTGCTATCGGGCCTGACCCCGAGTCTTGTCGGGAGCCAGACGGCGGGTCTGAGGACCGCGGCCTACGAGTCCTCGCGGCAGCAGGCGCTGGACACCATCAGCAAGCAGATCGAGGCCCTGTACAAGACCTCGGGGCCATCCCAGAGCCAGCAACTATTCTCCGGGGGCCTGTCGGCGTTCTCGCCCTACTTGGAGTCCTACCTCCGGGCTCACTTCCCGAGCCTGATGCAGTCCACGACCTGACATGGCCTACCCGATCCCGATAGACCCGGCGGCGTTCGCCACCCTCCAGAACACCCTGACCCCGGAGGGGGTGTTGTCGTACATGGAGCGGGCGGCGGCGGAGTCCCAGAAGCAACTCCAGCAGACGACCACGGCAGCGACTCAGGAGGCGAAGAGCGCGGGGCAGGATTACCTGAACGCTGCCCAGGCCCCGGCCCCGGAACCTGACGCACTGGCCAAATTTGTGCCATCCCTCTTGGGGAACATCGCCTCGACCATCTCCCAGGACCCGAGTTACCGGCAGCAGGCGCAGAATGACATCGCCGAGAAGCGGCAGGACCTGCGGCAGAAGCGGGCCGATAACCTGTTGGCCTTGAAGTCGATGTGGGACGACAAGGCGAGGCTGGCTTCACAGGCTGGGGACCGGGAAGCGGAGATCAACGCCCGGATGAAGTCGGAGCAACTCTCGAAGACCGTGGATACGATGCTTGAGAACCAGCGCGAGGCTCACGGTCTGGCGTTGGAGAAGCTACGCCAAGAGGGTGACATCGCCACTGAGAAGCTCCGGGGTGCGAATGCCCTAGAGGTGGCCAAGGTCAGGGCGAATCAAGAGTCCACCGACTCTCAGGACGCGGCCTTCGGGAACGCTACCTACACGACCCGGGCTGGGAACAAGTTCTTGGACTTGACGAACTTCAAGACCGGCAAGCCCCATGACCTTGCGGTCCAGTACGCGGCCAAGAATGGCATGACCCCTCTGGACCCCAATGCCTCGACCCAGATGCGGACCATTGACGAAGTGCAGAACGGTCTGGACCAGGTGGAATCCGTGTTGGGTCGCGTGTTGCCTCACCAAACCGGCCACGTCGTCCGTGACTTCTTGACCCGGCAGGCGGTGGGGGCCAAGAACGCGGTTCAGGCGGCTTCACAGGCAGGGTCGGAGCAGGCGGCCTTCGGCAGCACCTATCCGCTCGCCATTCGAAGCCTGCAGGCTGTAGCCGCGGGTCCGGGGTCGGGGTTCAGGCTGAACCAGTCGGAGATCAACCTCATCCAGCAGCGCTGGCCGCGGTTGAACGACAACATCGAGACCGCGAGGAACAAGCTGCTCTGGGAGCGCTGGTTCTTGAAGAACAAGGAGAACAGCTACTTCAAGCGGGATTGGAGAGTCGACCCGGAGCCTTCGGCCAAGGGCCTGCCGGCGACGGGCATCCTCTCCGGAGGTACTCAGGGTCCTGCTCGAGTGAAGGTGAAGCGCAAGTCTGACGGCCGTACCGGGTACATCAACGCTGACGATCCCGACCTCAAGTCGGGTCTGTTCGTGAGGGTGCCCTGATGCCCAGCAACTCCTTCGTTCCGGACACGGTTCCGGTCAAGAGCCACTCGCGGCGGATGCCGGCGAAGAGAGACAGCACCCGCCAGTCTTCGTTCTCCCCGACCGAGAATGCGATGGGAGCGCCGTCGCCCCCGGACCAGCCTGCCGAGCCGTCTTCGTTCGCGGAAGCTGGACCCGGTACAGCCACCACGCCGCAGCAGGACTTCTCTCAGCCGGAAGCCTATCCAGAGCAGGCTCAGACGGCGTTCGGCAATCCCATCCGGGCTCGTCAGGACTTGACCCGTACTGCCGCCGGCCTGGCTGGGATTCTGGCTTCGATGGTGGCTCCTGAAGTCAAGGTAGCCGGTCCCTTGGCAGGGGTCGTGTCCAAGGCTCCGGGGTTCATCCAGCCGGTCTTGAACGCAGTCCCGAGCGCCTTGAGTCGTGCTGTATTCGCGGGTGGTGGGGCCGCTGTGGTAGACCCGCATGAAGCCATTCCCAATGCAGTCGCCTCACTGGCTGGCGAACCATTGGCTGGCATCGTTGGCGGTGCTGGACGTGGAACCATGAGTGTTGCCCTCAAGTCTGCTCCGAGAGAGGCAGCGACGGCCATCCGAGAGGGCATCCCGGCAACTTCGGGCGGAGTTCGCAGGCTGTTCGCCAAGATCGGCCAGACGGGCAAGGACATCCAGGCAGCGGTCCTGAGAGCGTCCAGAGGCGGCAGGTTCCGACTCAATACCGGTGGTGTTGCAGACGAGATCGAGAAGCGTGTTGAAGCCGACCTCGCCAAGTCCAGCACCGTGAGTGATGCGGCTCGCGCTCAACTGGCTGACCTGAAGACCCGCTTCCAGAGAACGAGCCCCAACATCCTGCATCTGGACCAGGCCCACATCTTTAAACAGAGCGCGAGTGATGCCGCCAAGCCGCAGTTCATCAGGCTTGAGAACGGGCAGAAGATTCAGATGCCCAGTGACCCTATCGAACAGTTGTGGAAGCTCCATGAGTCTGAGGTCCTGAACGAGAGCCTGAGGAGGATCGTTCCCGAGTACGAGAAGCTGAACGCTCGTCAGTCGGAGCTCATCCGGTTGAAGAACGTTTTGGCCCCTGATGTCAACGACCAGATGGGTCTTGGGGCGAAGCTGGTGCAGGCGGCTACCAGTCCAGCAGCGCGGACCATTGGTGGAGCTACAGCGGGGGCCATGCTGCCAGCCCATGACCCGGGGTCAAGACTTCAACACGCGGCTGCAGGTGCTGCGCTTTCCAATCCCGCAGTGTTGTCCTATCTGGCTTTGATGATGGGCAACCCGGGGTTGCTGAAGTTAATCGGCAGGAGCGGTCAGGCTGTGTATGGCTCTGGGGCATTGAGCCAGTGATCGACCGCGCCAACAGGTTGACACCTCACTTCCGCTTGGGTGAACTCATCCCCAAGGACTGCACCGAGGTCCCACCGTGGATCTTGGGGGAACTGTCGGACCTCTGTGCAGAACTCCTGGAGCCCATCCGCATGAAGTACGGTCCGCTGGTCATCCACGACGCCTATCGCACCCACGAACTGAATGACAGGGTGGGCGGGGTGACCAGTTCGGACCACTTGAACGGTCGTGCGGCAGACTTCCACGTCACGGGGAACCTCGACCGGGCGTGGCAGGAGCAGACCGTGGATGCGTTCCACTGGATATTGGAGAACCTGGGAGGTCGCTTTGGGCAGGTGATCCTCGAGGACCACCGCAAAGCACTTGGGGACCAGGCGAAACTCTGGGTACACATCTCACTACCTTCAGCGAAACATCCGGGAACCAGCAGCGACTTGAACGCGGTGTTGGTATCCATGGAGCCCAAGCGGTACATGGTCTTCACGGAGTGGACGGACCAGCAGCCCGTGACAGGGGTGGGATAAGGCCTTGGCCGTCTCGGTCGATGGAACCCCCATTGTCGACCGGGCCATAGGTGGGGAGAGAGCTGGTGACCGAATGGTTGCTGGACCCGAAAAGTATCGCACTGATAGCTGGAGCAGCCGTCCAGTTGGTCATCACAGTGTGGCACTCACGTCAGACGGCAGCAGTGGTGGAGGAACTGGTGGCTTGGAGACTTCAGGTGGTGGCGACATTGGCCGCACTGGAGACCAAGGCGACCCAGTCCCAGGAGGAAATCAGTCGGTTGCGTACCCTACTGGAGCGAGCGTGACCACCTTGATCGCAAGGATACGGGCGACCAACAAGACAGCCTTCTTCCTTGCGGTCGGGAACGTGCTCCTGTGGACTTCGTTCATCATCATCCTGATGTTGCTTCAACGATAAGGAGGTCGACATGCAGGTCGCACCACTTCTCGCTTCGGAGACTTGGATTATCATCATCGCAGCCTTGCTGGAGGCTCTGGTGCATACCGGGGTCATCCCCGCCACGGCCCAGACGGCCATCAATGCTGTGGTGGTGGCATCGTTGCCGGTGCTGTTCCAGACCATCTTCCGGAAGGTCAGGAACAATGTCGCTCCGTTCACGCAGCCGTCCCCCAAGTGATGGAGGTGTCATGAAGGGATTCACCGCGTTACTGGTCGCTGTCTTTCTCGCTGGTACCGCTCAGGCGGCTCCGAAAGGCCTCCTGACCGTGGCAGCCGGGGTCAATGGCGCATGGCTTTCCGAGTCTGCTGTGACCACGTTCCCAGCCGTGGAACTCGGCGGCACGGCGTCGTCCAGCTTGAGCCCGCACATCTCGCTCGTGGGTTCTGGGTTCTACGGGCTCGCCGACCAGTACGTCCGCTACACCGCTGGCGGCAGGGTCACCGCGACAGACGTCAACAACCCCAACTTCAACGTCTTCCTCGGGGTGGTCTACCGGGGTGGGGACCGGCCAGCGGTCCAGCCCAACGAGTGGGCTCCTGAAGCGGGGTTCGGCTGGAAGCCGAATACGTCGTGGCCCCTGGTGGTGGGGGCTGATGCTGGATACGGGCTCGACAGCCACAACGTCCTTTCCTACGTGGCGCTCCGCTACGTGCTACCGCTCAAGTAAGGAGGCCACATGACGCTCTTGGAGATCATCACCAAGCTACTCGGTACCGCTGCAGGGCAGATGGGCCACGTGAAGGAGATTCTTGGCAGCATCGTCGCCAAGTACCCGGACACGGCGGGGTCTCTGAACCCCATCATCGCCGAGCTGGACGCCCCGGTCTCTCCTGAAGCCTTGGCGACCTTGGTGGCGGCGCTGCCTCAGGAAGTGCTGAACATCGCCAAGTTCAAACTCGACCCCAAGCTCCATCCGGGAGATGCGATTTAGGGACGCTGTCCAGAGAGAGCAGCGGAGCCGTGATTCATCCGGTACGCGCCCCGAGACTCGCACCCTCGGGGCGTTCCCTTTGGTAGCAGAAGGCCCCGGCCTTCATCGGCCGGGGCCCTTTTAATCCTGCTTTCAGGACTTCGCTGGCAGAGCCCGTCCATCATCGAAGGCGACAGCCAGAGACCGCCGCGAGGTGGTAGCACGGGTCCCGTACTTCATCTCCAGGTCGATCATCTTGAGCATCTTGCCGCCAGCGTTGCACGCGGCGTTGGTGACCTGAGCACTGACGCTCCCAGCGATGACGTCCGACATCAGGGCGCTCATGAAATCGCGAAAATCAGACGATGTCGTGATGCCCTTACGAGAGATAGAGAGGCTTTGAGGGCTGGCTTTCGGCGAGCCGGTGATTCCAGCGGACGTTGTCTTGCCATCTCTCGGACCGCGAATAGCGTTGTTGCGGCGCGTTGCCATTCTGTTGCCTCCTGTTTGTGCGCTGATTCGAAGGTTAGACCAGCGTGTCTTGCCGTGCATCGAGGACATCGCCAGCTCCTCTTGCCCGGCGTTACCGGCGTCCCGCATTGGACGCACCTTCCGGATTCATGCCTTTTTGAAAACCTGTTTCTGGCTTTTATTAGGCACAGACTGCATAGCGTGGTTTCTTGATCTCTCTGGCGACCGCACAGCGTGCATTGGCCTTTTCGCTTCCGCCTTCTGCGTCTAGCCATATAGTAGGCAGCGGACTTAGCTGGATTCCTTGCGTACACCCTCGCTATGACGTCGGTGCAGTATGAGCATAGCCTCCTGTTGGGTCTTGGTGGCCTACCACCACACGCAGCACACAGTCCGGAAGCAATGAGTCTGGCTCGTCTCAGCCTGGCGTATACAGTCCTTTCCTCCTTAGTTGCATGTCCCATTAGGCACCTTCTGGTTTTGTTTCTTCCATAACATCGGTGC